CCGTTAGCGTCAGTAAAGTAAACAGATAGACCCTCATGTACAAGAGACATTCCTTCGAACAAAATGTTGTTATCTGTACCGTTAAGGTCGTTGTAGGTCAAGGAAGAAATCCATGCGTTGTGGACTCGGAACATAACACGTGGTGTGTTTGATCCTGTACCGCCAGCGGTAGGAGCCTGTGTTGTAGCAGGGTGATCGTTTACATAGATGTTGAGGTCCATGCGGAAATCATTCTTTCCTCCACCAATTGCCAAGCCGCCACCTGAGGTTGCTGCAAAAAGCGAGCGCATCCATGTGATTGCTTGATCTTGGCCGTAGACCATACCGCGGCTAAGCACGATAGGGTTGAAGGTAGTCATACCTGGAATCTGGTGAACAGTGGTGTTGTACCCACCTTCACGGTAAGCGATTGACGAGGTATTGATTGTTAGACCAGAGACGCTTGTAAAGCCTCCTGAGAAGCCTGTGGTCGCCGCTGTGCTAGCTGAGTTGAAGAACGTACCACCGTTTGAAGGTGGCAAGAACTCAACATAGAATCGGAAGTTACGTAGTGGGTCAGTTGCGTACGAGCCCCACCGCGAAACATCCTTAGTGATATCTGCTGATGCCATGTTTTTCTATCTCCTTATGCTGTGGTGACTGTTACGCCGCCGTCAAACTGCGAAATGCGAATGACGACAAACTCTGATGGGCGCTGTAGTGAAACACCGACGTCGATATGGACTTCGCCATTGTCGATTGAAGTGATGGTGTTATTGGTGCTGTCGCAGATAACATAGAAAGCCTGAGCTGCGGAAGTACCGCGAAGACCGCCCTGGCGCCAGTAGTCTGTAAGGAAGTTTCCAACAGTTGCCTTAAGCTGACGGTATAGACGAACGTCATTTGGCTCGAAAATAGCGAAGCGTGTAAGGTCAGTAAGTGTCTTCTCTAAGTAGATGAGAGAACGACGTACTGGGACGTAACGATCCACATAACCCTGCTTAAGAGTACGGGCACCCATGATTACGATGCCTGAACCATTTACATAGCGAATAGCGTTTACTGGGGCTACTGCTGTGTTCATGGAATCTAGATCAGAGCTTGTGATAGCTGTTACAGATACAGCGCCACCAAGACGAGTCTTGATACCTGCTGGAGCCTTGAATGGGCCAGCAATCTTGTCGGTAACTATGTACTGAGCAACGACTGATCCGCCAGGATTGATTGAGCGTGTAACTCCTGGAGAAGTTGTTGTTGGATCAGAGATAACGATTTGTGGGTAGTAGACAGCGCCAAATGAAGTTGCTGTGTAAGCGGCTGCACGTGTGAGCTGATTTGCTACTGTGTCAACGATTGGGTCGATGACAACAAATACGTCGGTACGGTTTGCTGCGTAAGCAAGGATTGCGTTAACAGCTGTTGCGGTTACAATTCCTGGAGCATTAAGAACCAAAGAGTTAGCAACTGTATCAAATGCTGTTACTGCAGCAGCTACATCTGCCTCGGTCTGTCCGCCAGTGGCGTCAGCACCTGTTGTTAGAGGGGCACCTGAAACTGTTGCAGGTACATCTGTGGCACCTGTAGCAGAGTCATTAGCGTCAGCAACAACTACATACTTAGAACCGCTATTAACGATCTTTGGTGCGTAGCGAGCATCTGTAGAAACCATAGAGAGGTCTGGCCAGGTCTCAACAATTTGAGACGAGGTAGAGCCGCCGTAGTGAACTACGAGGGTAAAGGTAAGAGCTGTTGGGCTGGACTTAACGATATCAATATAGATGCCGTTACCCCATGCGCCAGGGTTAGCTGCTGTAACAGTAAGTGTTGCTGTTGAGCCAGCTGTTCCGCCTGCGCCTGAGCTGTCATAAACTGACAAGGTAGCTGCGTTTCCGCCAGTACCTGCTACACGCTGGACTACGCAAGTTCCGCCATTGTTGTCAATGAGGAATGAACGTACTGCAAGGCGAAGGTTGTCTGTTGCGTCTGCTGCCCAGTTTCCGTAAAGGTTTACGAAATCAGACCAGCGACTGATTACTGTTGGTGTTACTGGACCACGATTAATAGCACCGATAAAGGCACCATATGTAGTTGTGGTAGCTCCAGCTGAAGGTGGAACTGCGTTCAATACTTCCTGAACGTAGACACCTGGCCGTTGGTAAACTGCCATTTTATCTCCTTAGTTGGTTAGTCGTGTGGGACCTTTTGTTGAGCCTTGTGTTATTCCTATAGGGTGTTCGATGGTGTAGTCGTGATGTCCACCGTCTGTACGTTGTACAGAGCGTTGTTTGCGGCTTCCTGAGTAAGCTCAGTTAGTACGCGGACAGTTATTGTGTTGCGGAACAAGCGACGGCCATCTTCAATGGTGTCGCGCTTAGCGAAGCCTTCCACAAACATGTGGCGCCACTCGTAAGTCGTATTGGGGTTATCAGTACCTGCGGCGTTGGGAAGGGGCAAGTGGCCGTACTTTCCAGGGGTCAAGTACTTCATGAAAGCGTTTAAGATCGCACGGTCATGGCGAGATGACGTGAGTAGGTAGTGATCTGGTAGTAAAGATCGTAAGTAACCGGGTACTCATAGCTGTAGATAACTCCAGCTTCTGGAAGTACTGCGCCGGCCTTGTCGTTGTCATAGACCATGCCTGACATCTGGCGATCTTTGGCTTGACGGATATCGGTCAAATCAATAGTTGCAAATGGGTAGGTTTGGGTACGAACTTCAATATCTGGCATCGTAAACCAAACTTGAACAGGTCGCATAGAGCTCTTGCCGTCAGATACGGTGATGCCTTGAATCCAGGCTTTAAGGGCTTCGTCTTCTCTTAGGATAAACACTAGATGCCGTCCTTACCAAAAAGGTAGGAGCTCCAAGCTTCGCCCATGATGTCTGAAACCATCTCATCAGCTTTGGCTTTAAAGTTACGCATAGCAGGCTTAGGAGGATTACCCATCTCGCCATACTCAAGGTCGTCTACATCTTTGAGGTCAGCCTCGGAGATGTCATAAGAAAGGTTGCCCTCTTCATAGCGTACGGACACCTTGCGGGCTACGTCTTGAGGCCATCCAAGATTTGTAGCAAATGTGCGGAATAACCCGGTAAGCGTAGAAGCAACTTCCTGGGCGGTAACAGTTATATTGTTATCAAAGCTCACTTAAGAATCTTTTTTCCCAAGAGAAGAGCTGCTGTTACCATTCGCCAGTTATTGGTATTATCCTTTGCGCTTGGCAAGTTCTGGAAGATGCTCTGTTCGAACTCTTCAGGTGTGCCGCTAATGATATTAGCCATAATGACTCCTAGGTAAGCAAGGTCTTCGCAAGGGATAAAGCCGTAGGCCCGCACGGGACTACTCTTTAAGGATAAATGAAAAACCCCCCTTTCGGGGGGCTTAGTCATTACTTCTTTTTACTTCCGGCCTTTTTGATCTTGTCAGCTAGTGACTTATCCATCTTTGCGTCTTCTTTAGGGGAAGGCTTTTTGGCGTCCATCTTCTTATCAGCTTTCTTAAAGGCAGATTTTTCCTTTGAGGACATGCCCTTTGTTACCTTGGCATCTTGCTTCTTATCGCGAGCTGCCGCACAGGTAGCGCAGTTGCATTTACAGCCTGCTGCTGGCTTTCCTGGCTTGCAGCCACATCCGCACTTAGCGCACATTACATGCCCTTCTTTCGGTTCATTGACTTCTTCTTAAGGTTCTTAAAATCAGCGCCTGTGATCTTGTTCTTAGGGGCAGCTGCTCCAGCGATCTTCTTTTGCTTAGGGGACATCTTCTTAGCGGTCTTGCCGCCACATCCGCATGTTGTGCACATTACTTTTTGCCCTTCTGAGCCATAGCTTCCATTTTATTCTTGCCGTACTTTTTCATGCCAACTGCCGCCGCTACTGCGGCTGGGTTTGTGGCACCTGACTTCTTTGCACTTGCCTCAACTGCCTTAAAGCGGGCACCTGAGCCAAGCTTAGCTTTCTTTGCTGCTGCCATTATTTCTCCTTATTGATCGAACATGTCAGGTACACCAGACGCGTACGCTGCAAACTGTGGGTCATTGACCATTTCTTCAGGCATGACCTGGATGGCATCAACAAGTAAAAGGGTGAAGCGGTTGGCGACAAGGCCAGCCTGTTGTACGCCGTAGGGGCGGATTACTTCGCCTAGCCATACCATG